GTCGTCTGGTTCGCTATTAACATTCGGGAAGCCATTGATTTGCCTCCAGACAGTTGACTTGATGCCGAGTTCAGTCAGGTCGCAATCGCGGGAGTTGGCAATCGTGGCCAGCGCAACCCTTTGCACCACGAAGCCGTAAGGCTGATTGTCAGGCGACCAGGCATTCGCCACCACCACCGGACCAGTCTCAAGGCAGCGGAACGTGAAGTGCTTGCGCCGGCCAATCAACCACGGCTCGGTGAACTCCTGTGATTCCAGGACGGCCAGGGCGCCACCGACCATATACGAATCGCCCACCTGCAGCTGCTCATCTGCAGCGGCCCGCTCATCCTCGGTGGAGGCGTTCACATCATCGAGGCCCCATGGCGCAAACCTGCCGGGATCCTCCTGGCTCTCGGCAATGACGTAACGACACTTCTGACCCGGTTGCAACCACCCCCCACCCGAGTCGCTTTGGTACACCGCAGCGAAGGTGGGGAAGTTGGTACGGATCTTGGCTCGCTTGTCGTTATCCGCGTTCCTCTGCCGCTGCTCAGCGTCCTTCCCCGTCAGCACCAACTCATAGGGCACCCGGAAGATGCTGGCGTTCGGCATGGGCCGGTACAGCCCAAACTGCGTTTGCGTGGATGGGGTGCGTGTCGCGCTGAACCACGGCTGCCAGCCACCACTGGCATTGGCGAACACCGCCAGGATGTCATTGGGTGAGGGGTCAGCTTCGATCGCCCCCGAGGAGTAGCGGTCGGACTCCGCCAGGCGCCCACCATCGGGCCGGTAGTAGAGGCCGATCTTCGACTCGGTGTAGTTCTTCAGGGTCTGGTCGCCGATGGCATAGCCAACGAAGTCAGGCCGCTGGGCGAGCCGGCCCAGGGACAGCAGCATGGCCGCCTTGAGTTGCTGACCAGTGCCGCGGCTGAGCAGTTGCGACCACAGGAGCATGGCGTTGACCCGTACACCGCCCAGGTCGCCAACCCGCTTGGCGAACACCACCGGGATGGTCTCTCCCAGGACGGCTACATCCTGAACACCGCTGAATCCCTCGCTCTGCAGGTAGCGCTTGGCACTGGTCTGGTCTGCAGTGCGGAGCTGTGGCGGAGTCTTCTGCTTCTCGCTGGACGGCTTGGGCGCCAGCAATGCGCCGATGGCTGACACTGCAATGCCAACCGCCAGGCTGATCACAATCGGGATCAGGAAACCAGCCTGTGCGTCGGGCACCCCGGCCAGGTCGTACTCCTCTGCTCGCTTGCCGTTGTAGGCATCACTGAGCTGCTGGAAGTAGAAATACTCCTCAGCGGTAATGCCGAGGGCCTCGCAAAGTTCTACCTCGAACGGCAGTAAACAGCGATGACTACCAGCCCCTCTCTGGGGGACCAGCGCACCGTCGCATCCGTCCCGTAGTTCAGCCATCCCTGCGACCACCAAACTGCAAGGCCCAGACCATTGGCGGGTGCCTCACACAACCCCACAGAACCCACTCTAGGCGTCTCTACCTTGCGGCCCCATAGCTCCAATTGCTCGGGGAACACGTTCCAATCACCCTTGGCCAATCGCGCATACCAGCTTCGTTTGCCAACAGGGAACCAGATGCCCTCGTGGGCCAGAACAGTTCGCGCAAGCCCAATGCAATCTGTGGCTCGGTGCAGGACTGGATCGGCGCCGTAGCGAAACGGCATCCCAATCAACTGGTGGGGCTCCATCACAGATTCTGTATCTGCCCAGAGCTGGGAAGGCTGCCCACCAGTTTGCTGGTTAGACCCCTGGTAGGGGCGGACGCACCCACCGCATCAATGCCGCTACTCAGCAACACATCCACCTGCACCGGGTCGTAGGACTGGGCTGCTGCGACCCAATACTCCCGGCTCAGCACCCGTCCCACTTCCCAAGTCTCAGGGTTCATGGAGCAGCTGATCACCTCGACGTTCCACTTGCGCTCGACGGCCTGCGTGGTGATGTTCATGGCCAGCTTGTTGCTGGCCAACACCAGGCTGGCCTCCAGGTTGTCGCCGGTGCGGTTTTTCGTGGCGCCGGCATAGAGGAACGACAGGAAGGGGAAGTCCTGATCTTCCAGGCGAATGACCTGGCCGACCTTGCCGTTCTGATAGCGACCCTGGTTTACGCCATTGGCGTCGGTGATCCTGAGAAAGACGGTGAGTGCTACGACAGCCATCAGATCCGCTGTAGAATTGCGTTGTTAGCGGCAGTTCCCGTGAGCAGGGCGGGTGTAGATCGAACCGGCCAGCGATTCGGCTCAATCGTAGTCACAGGCAGGGCTGAAAGACCCGAAGGGCTTCGCAGCCAAAAAGGCTGGTGGTGGAGCTATCTGTGTGATTGCGGCAGAACTGGTCAAGCCAGAGGTGCTGACGTTGTACTGAAAACATCCTGCCCGACCTGTGCAAAGGTCCGTTCGCGCAGAACCACCCACGGGATGAGAGGGACCCCCATCTACAACGCCTGGTGCAACATGCTGGGCCGATGCACCAACCCAAACCACAAGAGCTTTCACTACTACGGGGGGAGGGGGATTGGCGTCGCCCCTGCCTGGAAATCGTTTGAGCGGTTCTGCGCCGATGTTCCGCCGATGCCCGAAGGGCGATACCAGCTCGATAGGATCGACAACGAGAAAGGGTACGAGCCTGGAAATGTCCGCTGGGTCACACCTCGCCAGAACTCCCGAAACCGCAGAAGCAATACCCTGATCGCCTGGCAAGGCAAGGCCCAGTGCATTGCCGACTGGGCCGACGAAACAGGTATCCCCTACACCGCGCTCAAGCAGCGCTTTCGCAATGGGTGGAGTGTCGATGAAGCTCTGACGACACCTTGGGTGCCATTAAGCCAGCGCAAAGGATTCCGCAGACCATCAGCGGGCTAAGCCAACCCTGGCCCGCTGTGACCTCGAATTGCGCAGGTCACCGAACACCCGGCGGTGGCCGGCTGCAGCACCCTGCTCAGCGGCCTGGCGCATCCCGGCCTGGAAGGTCGCCTCGTCCACGTAGCGGACGGAGTTGACCTCAGTGACCCGGTAGCTCACGTCGATCGTGCTGACGCCGCCAGTCTCACCGCCACCACCGGATTCGCCGCTGCCGGGGATCACAGCGCTGCCACGGCTGCCGGCGCTGTAACGCTGCATTGCCGCGCTCATCTTCGACTCAGGGATCACATACTCGTTCTCGCCGCCTTCGCCGATCACGGCGTTGGTGGTGCCGGTGACGAAGCCGCCCTCGGCGAACTTGATGCCCTCATAGGCCCCAGCCAGGCCGCCGCTGCCACCAAGACCGCCCAGATCGAGGCTGCTGCTGCCAACGCCAAAGCTGCCCCCGCTGAAATCGCCGAACCCGCCGCCGGTGATGCTGGCGTTGCCGCTGAACAGTCCGCCGCTGCCGCCAGTCAGGATCCCCAGCGCCTTCATGATCAGCGCCTTGGCGATCATCTGCGTCGCCATCTGGATGAACGACTCGCCGATGTTCTTGAACATCTGGCTGAACGCCTGCTCCACTGTCATGGTGCCGCTGATCACGCCGCTTATGGCATTGCTCATGGCACTGCCCAGCTCGCTCTCAACCGTGCCCGCCAGGCTCACGATCATGCCCTGCGTGTCGCCAAGCTCCTGGCGCATCTGCGCCACCTTGTCGGCGATCTTCCTGCTGTTGGTGATCTGCTGCGTCAGCCTGGCCTCTTCGTTCAGGCCCTCGAGCAGCTCGGGCTGTTGGGCGATCTGCTCGTTGATCTGGTCGAGCAGCTTCTGGCGTTCAACCCTGGTCTCCTCGGTGATGCCCTTTTCGTCCAGTGCGTTCTGCGCTTGCACTTTTTGAATCTCGAGCCCTTTGGCCGAGTTCTCGATCAGCTTTTCGTTCGCGGCCTGCTGCGCCGCCAGCTCAGGCGTGACACCAGAGCGCATCAGCTCCAGGGTCCTCAGGTCGATCTGGTTTTTCTCCTTCGCTGATTTCAGCTGAGAGTCCTGCTCTAGAACGATTCCGTTGGCAGCGTCCCTGATCCGGCTTGTCAGCTCCAGCTCCTGCTGCTTCTTCAGGGCCAGCTCTGTAGAAGCCTCGATCTCCTTCAGCCGATCGGTCTCCTTCTCCAGCGCGGGGCTGGTGGTGGGGATGCTCCCAGTTGGCACGATGTTGTTGGCCGCCACCGCGGCGGGCGCACTGGTACCGCTCGCCACTGCGGCCGGGGCAGCGGGTCCCGCGGCCGCTGCTGCTGTAGCCGGCTTCTGAGCGCTCGGGTCGGGAACGTAGTCGTTGCCGTCCCACACCACCGGCAGGCCCCTCTCGATCGCCTTCTGGCCGATAGGCCGCCCCGGTACGCGGTTTGGCCCCTGCTGTGGACCCACGGCGCTCCCGATCCTCAGCCCCATCGCATTCAGTGGAGAGGATGCAGCAGGGTTGTTGAAGATCCCCCCCGCGCCGGTCAGGCTGCTCGCTGCGGCGGGGTTGTAGAAGATCCCGCCGGGGCCTGTTGGGTTCGCGGCCTGTTGGGCTCTGCCTGCAAAGTTCTTCTCCGCTGCTTGAATCGCCCGCGCCGCAGCTGGCCGCCAGCGCCGTTGTGCATTGGCGCCACTGCCGGGAGTCGTGCCATTCAGGTCGGCACTCTTCGCCCATGGGTTGCCGCCTAGAACCGTGGCGTAAGCCTGCTCAGGGGTCATCCCCGGCTTGAAACCACGGTTCTTCCAATACTTATCGAGCAGCCGCATCTGATCGACGGCGCCCATCTTCCGGATCGAGTTGTGATCGACCCCCAGTTCGCGAGCTGTGCCGCGCATGATCTGGAATAGGCCGTGGCCACGATCGCCACCGCCAACATCTGGCCCCCGCGCCGCCGTGTTGCCGCTGCTCTCGAACATCACCAGGGAAGCAGTCGTCCCCTGGGGCAGCTTGTATTTTTTGTCCAGCTCGCTGGTGGCCCGCAGCAGTTCTGGGCTCCACTGCGAAAAGTCCCCGCCGCTCTGCGTTCCGCCGGCACCACCAGACAGGCTCCCTGTTGCCACCGCCTCGTTCGCCGTGTTGATCGCCTGCGTGATCTGCTGCCCAACGCTGGCGCCTGCTGCCTTGAGGATCTCAGCTGATTCGAGCGCACCCTTCTTCATCAGGTCGCCAACTGCCTGCCCCGCTTGCCGGAGGATCCCGCCGGTCTGCCGGCTGTAGGCCAGCTGCATTTCACCCATCACCCGCTCTGATTCGCGCTTGAAATCAGTCAGCCGGCGCTCCAGTTCGATCCTGCGCGTGGTGGCGTTGAACTCGATCTCGGCCCGCTTCCTCGCGGCCTCTTCTTTGTCCACCTCAACAGCCCGCGCCGCCTCCAGAGCGGTCGTATCGCCGCCACTGATGCGAGCGCTGAGAATCTGGCTGTCGATCTGCCCCAGCCTCTCTTTGCTGGCGTTGGATGCCTGCAACTGGGCCAGCTTGAACTCCTCACCCCGCCGTTCATCGGCGAGCGTGCGCTCCATGTCGGCGATCTTCTCCAGCTGCTGCCGCCTGAAATCAGCGACCTGTTCTTCGTAGCCCAGCCGCGCCTCGGCCAGGCTCCGCTCGGTGTCCAGGTTGAGTTTCTTGACCTTCTCCGCGGTCTCTTCGGCCACCTTCCTGGCCGCAGCTTCTGCATCCTGCTTGGCCTTCATCGCAGCGCTGGCCGCTAGCTGCAACCGTTCCCTCTCGTTCGCTGCATCCGCCGCCGCCGGATCCTTCTTCTTTGATCGACCCGCCGCGGCCAATAGGGTCGTTGGGCCGCCAATCCAGGCGTTGTTTTCAAAGAACTGGTTCGTCGCCTTCAGCAGCCAGGCGATCTCATTCACCAGTGCGCCAACAGGACCATCCTTCAGGCCCTGCATCGCGTCACCGATGGCATCAGTCACGACGATCACGCCATCGAGCACCTCGGTGATGCCCTCGATCGCGCTGATGATCGCGGGCGCTGCCGCCGTGCCGATCTTCTGCTGCAGCTTCTCCCAGCTGCCCTGCATCTGCTGCAGGGTCCGATCGAGATCAGTGCCGCCCTTCTCGGCGCCCTTGTAAAAGCTCGCCCCCTCCTTCGTCAGATCCTGCAGTGCGCGGACGACGATCGGGTAGGTGATCTTCCCCTCCTCGGCCATTTTCATGACTTCGGCGGTGGTCTTGCCCGTCGTTTTCGCCAGGGCATCAAAGATCGGGATGCCCGCCATCCCGAACTGCTTCAGGTCAACGGTGTAAGCCTTGCCCAGGCTGCTGATCTGGGCGAAGTTGACCGCGAACCGCTGCAGCTTCTCGTTGTCGCCCAGAGCGAGATCGCCCAGCATCTTCGTGGCGGCGCCAGCGTTCTTCGCTTCAATGCCATATGCGGCCATCGTTTTCGTGGCCTCCAGCAGGCCAGGCAGCCCCAGGCTGGTGTTATCGGCCGTCCGCTGGAGGCTGGCGATGATCTGGTTCGTAACTGCTATGTCTTTCGTGAACAGCGTCAGCTGTTGCCGGTTGCGGTCGATCTCGTTGGTGAACTTCACCGCCACGCCGGTCACCGCAGCCACGGCCACTGCTGCACCCACCGCTGCAGTTGCCACCGCGCCCAGTGCCATGGCGCTCGCGCCGCTGGCTGACGCCATGCCGGTAGCGCCAGCCTCCATCCCCTTCATCTGCTGCTGAAGGTCGCCGATCTCCCGCTTCAGCGCCTCGCCGCCGATCCCGCCCTTGGCACCGAGCTGGATCTGCTTCCGATTGATCAGCGCCTGAATAGCGGCAATCTCAGCACCCATCGCTCGGTATTGCTGAGTCGTCGCCTGCGCCTGGGCCTGCGCATCACGCAGCCCGCGGTTCAAGGTGATGATCCCGTTTGCTGCCGCGCCAAGGCGGCCAGGGAGCACCCCGACCGCTGAATTGAGCACGTCGATCTTCGTGCCCTCGACCGTGCGCTTTAGCTCCTCGGCCTGCTTGTTGAACTGCTGTAGCTGCTGAGCACCCTTCGCCCTGAACTCAATATCGACGGCGTATACTGTAGACATATCAGTGCGCAGGGGTAGCAGCAGTGGCCAGGCTGGAGCACTCCAATTGGGATCAGCGCCGTCCCGGTCATGCTACCCACGGCATGACGGGCACTCCTACATGGCGATCCTGGATGTCGATGCGATCAAGATGCCATTATCCAGGAGATGTCAGCTTCAAGAACTACGGCGCCAGGGGGGTCAACGTCTGCGAGCGCTGGATGAACAGCTTCGAGAACTTCTACGCAGACATGGGTGAACGACCTGGCGGCACGTCGCTGGAGCGATTGGACAACGACGCCGACTATGCCCCGGAGAATTGCCGCTGGGCAACGAGGGAAGAGCAGGGCGCCAATCAAAGAACCAATCGCCTGATCGAATACAACGGGGAGACGCTCTCCCTCTCTCAGTGGGCTCGGCGAACAGGTCTAAGCAAGCACACGATCAGTGCCCGGATAAAAAGGGGCTGGCCAGTGGACAAGGCCCTGGCCACGCCCCTTCACGCCACCTGCGTGGGGAATCAGAACGCTCGCAAGCATTAACGGCGGCTCTTGGCCTTCTCCATCGCGGCCCGCTCACGATCGGCCCGCTCTGAATAGAAGGCGTGCCACAGAAGCAGCTCCTGTGGCGTCACCGATTCGCGTAGCTCAGAGAGCGTCTTCCCCAGCTTCTCCGCTACCACCATTTGCAGCATCAGCTCTCCGTCCGCGGCGAGTTCCTTCTGCAGGGCTTTTGAGATCGGTGGCGTCCTCAACGCCAGCCGCTTCGCTGTCGGCCTCGACGAACACCTTTACCTGGAGCTGTTCAAGCAGCTCGGCGGGTAGTTCGTTCTTCAGCTCAGCAACCTGGCCCAGGGCGAACATGGCGCGGCCGTTCTCATCGCGGCACTTCTGGATCATCAGCGTCAAGGCCACCTCATCGGGCTTGCGTGCATCCTTCTGGGCCTTCTCTCTTTCGGCCAGGGTCAGAGGTGTCGTGTAGAACTCGAAC